TGTGATCCTCCCCAACTGATTTGATTTATTCTTGATGATGAGTTAGAAGCAAGGTCATTGAATTCTGGGTGTCCTATCACAATACCAGTGTCCATGATAACACAGTCAACATTTGCACCTGTTTGTGAATATGTAAAGTTAGTTGAAAGTGTTGTATTGCTTTGAGTCATTTGTGCAAGTCCCCAATTGTGATGTGTCGTGCTTACAGTCGATGACGTATCTGGATTTATAGTTGTTGATGCATCAATATCAAATTTTAACTTCTTTTCATAGTCTTCACTGTTTGCACCGGCCACTTTATCTGATGCCAACCATTTGTCAAACTGATCTCTATTGGCCATTTCTACCCAAATGATTTCAGGAATAGAACTATCTGTGATTGTTATACCATCTGCTTCAAGTTCAGTAATTAACTGTTCTTTTGTAATAATATCTAAGTTTGGTACAATTAGTGCTTTCATACGTTTATCCTACTATATGACGCCTTAAAACAGGACTAAGACGCCATTATATAGTAGTATTTATAAACTTATATGCCCTGCATACGATCATCTTTAGATGTAATATTATGCTTGGCTTTTGGTCTTGCAACCGAGTCTTGTGAACGTTTTCTTAAAATTGCTCTAGCACTGATTTTGCGTTTAAGCTCTGCCAAGGGTTTCTTTAAATCCCATTTAAAGTTCATATCACCCTCCTTTGGTTAAAGTTAGGTGCGTTCCTTCGCTTTATGCTACTTCCGTCCCGTAGGATGAACGTATGAGTATTTAGCCATAAAAAAAGGGCGAGTAAAAACCCGCCCTTTTAAGTATCTTGTATTTGAGCTAATCAATTAATGATTATGCTTTATCTTGATCAAAGTCTGCTAAGATAGTTGTAGCCGCACCAGTTACGCCTAATGCGTTTGATGAATCAGCAACGTATGTGATAGTGCTTTGTAAAGCAACTTGTACGTTATCAGCTTGATCGTCTGATGTGTAACCGTCAACACCTGCTACTGTATGACCTTCTGTTTTAAGAGATTGGATCATTGTAGTTAACTCTGCACGAGTGATGTTTGTTTTAGCAATATTGATAATTTGTGTTCTTGGACCTAAACCGTTGCCGTTATCAGCAGTTGGTTTGTCTGAAGTTGGACCGAATGACATAATATTGTCTCCTTAATTTTTTAAAATTGCAATATGACCCTAATTGTTCATATCCCAATCATTACAGTATTATTTATACCAAAGAGGCCTATATTATGTGATAATATATAGATTTCTGTGTATTTTTGCTAAATTAAACCTGAAAAAGTACCCTGTTTATTGATTGTAAGGCATTGTTTACGGTTGTCTTCTTTTGATTTATATGACACATGCACCCATCCACTACGTGGGTCTTTGCCATTATAAAACTCTAATATCAATTGGTCGAAGTCTAAATTGTTTTTGATCCACTCTGCTAAATCTCTATTGCTGAGTGTTGGAACTTCTACGTCTGCCGCTTCACCAAAGCAATGCTGTGATTTTTTAGAACCACCGATTGCTGTGTTTAGTTTCTTACATCTATAACCTGAATTGATTACCGTTGGACCAAACTTTTCTCTAATAGGTTGTAGTATTTCTTCTGCCAGTGTTTGCATTTTTGCAACAACATCAGGATCTTTTGGCAAGTTGTCAATACCTTTTCTTAATGCTGTTTGGCTTTTACAAAGTTCTGCCAGTGTAAAGTTATCAGTGAGTTGCATGATCGTCTTGGCCTTCTACCATTTCTCCGTATGTTTTGTAATCTGTTTTTGTGCTGTCTTCTTTTGGATAATAAATCTCGCAACCATTTTCACCATCTTCTGAAACTTCTATTCTTACATCACGTTTTGTATATTTGTCTTTAATTTGTTTATACAAATCATCTGCCATCATTTCACAAGACTTATAATCCAGTTGTAGTGTACCTTCATTGTAAAGTTTTTCTAACCATCTTTTGAATTGGATAAATTCAATATCTCTATCATCATGAAATACTTCAATTGCCACTTTAAAATGAAACATGTGTCTGTGAGGATAACCTAAAAATGATACATCATATTCGTCACCTGTTGCTAATTTTGGATCATCTAATGCCGCAGGATATTTGTGGATGCCTTCTTTTCTAAAAGTAACCCAAATTAATTTTTTCATCAATCTATCTCCGTTCTTACTATGTGTTTTCTTAATGCTCTAACAAGTTCTTCAATCTTATCAATACACCCAATTAAATCTCTATCAGTGATATATTTAGATTTTTCTTTCAACTTGTCATATTCCTTTAATGGTATTGTTACTGTGCTTTGCTCGTTTTCAAACGACTTGTCATTATCGTAATCATCTACACTTGTCATAACCCTCCTTGGTTATTTTTTAGTTTGTCTTTTGCCATTAGTTTTTCTTTTTTGAGATTTACTAATTCTTCTTTGGTTTTCCAATCTCTAACATGCTGTCTAACTTTTTCTGCTTCATTGACTTGCTTCTTTAAATCTTTATGACCTTGTTTTAGTTCTTTTGCTGTTACCATGTTTTCTCCTTAAATGTTATCACCTTCTCTTACATAGAACGCAGAGCTTTTACCTGTTGAATCTTCTTGTAAATAATATTCTTCTTCGCCATATGTGAAACTACTGAACACTTTCCAACCATCTGCATTTTCATACGCAATTTCTAATTTTTTAAAATCAAATCCATCTGGACCTGTTTTGATTGTTTCGTCTGGATACCAACTACCTTTGTTAAAATACTGTCCAAACACATAGTATTTGTTTTTACAACTGTCTGACTCAGAAAAATGTTCTGCTTCACATGTAATTTTTGCTCCACGTTTTTCAAAGTCTTCCATGTTCACAGTTTCATCTTCTATGTAGTTGCCTTGTTCATCTTCAAGTGCATTACCATTTTTATCAACTTCTGATATTGTAATGTATTGCCCATCTGCAAACTCAGGACCTGAATGATGACATATATCTTCATATTCGTAAAACTCTCTATCGAACTGTGCTTCTTTTGGCACATCCTTATTTGCTTCTTCTGATTCAAATCCTACATTAGCAATATATTCACCAAACTCATCTTCTCTATCTACCCAATAATCATATTGTGCTTTGCTGATTTCACCCATAGCAACTTCTCCGCCATATCTACCAAAATCTACTTTAAAAAAGCGTTCTGGTGTTTTGAGTGTTTTAATTAATTTTTTTTGTTGTGCTATTGTTGGTTCAGACATTTGTCCTCCTTAGAAAATCTTTTGCCTTTGGTTCTAATTTTTTTAATCTAAAACTTAATGCTTTTTTGTCACCTTTGCTTGTAACAATAACAGGTTGTCCGTGTGAGTCTTTTTTGATATCTTTAATCCTTGCACTGACATTTTTAAATCTGCCAAGTTCAATATAATCACCAACTTTCAATGTTATTGTTGTTGATTTCATATTGGCTTATCTTTTTTGTACTCGTCCCAACCTGTGTAGTTGTTTGGAACTTTAATTGTTTCTATTGTGGTTGACCAAACACCTGTGTTGGTTGCTTCAAAATCTTCATCATCTAATTTGATATTGATTGTACCTTTTACTTTGTCAATGTTAGGCACAACAATTGCATAAGTTAAACTAAACTTTGGATGTGAAAGAAATTGTTTTATCTGTGTTGGAACTGTTACTGGATCAACATCAATTGTTACATGAAGTTTTGCATTTAAGCATTCTTTGATAAGATCATAGACTGGATCAGTCCATTGCTTTTTCCAATTTTTAAATGAATGATTTGCTCCAAAGTAAATTTGCTCTACTTCATGTTTGATAACTTTGTTGACAAATGCTACAGGAGTTTCTTTTGGAATTCCTACAACAAAATAAGTTTTCATACCATAGCATGGTGTACGTTCTACTTCTATGCCAACAAAGTCAGTAACGTTCTCTTTGATCTCTTTATTATCGTATTCTCGCTTCATTGTACAATAATAACATACATACAGATTTTGTCAATCTATATGTCGCCTTTTTTTCTGTTTTCACTTTTGGCCACATCAAATTCACCTTCTGGATATCTGGCCATAAGTTTTTCTTTATTCATAGTAATTACTTTGTTAGGATCAACACCAAGTGCCATACAACCTTGTGTCCAATACCACATAACATCACCAAGTTCTTTAGTCATATGTGTTTTGGTTTCTTCTGTTAGTGGCTTTCCTTGAAACACTAGTTTTTTTACAATTTCTGTAAACTCTCCTGATTCTGCTGATAATCCCATTGCCGCAGTTAGTAATCTTGGAACATCTCCATTTCCTAAATCATCTAATCTTTGTCTAAATGCTGTTGAATCTTTAGATTCGTTGCTGGTAACTTTATCCACAAACTGTGAATATTCTTTTAAATCAATCTCTGACATCATCTTCCTCCATTTGCTCTTCTACTTTGTCCACAAGTTCTTTTACATCCTGTTGCCATAAAATTCTATCTTGTGGTATTGCTTTAATCAGTTCTTTAACTGTTTTTTTTAGTTCGTTGTACCTGTACTTCATATTAGCTGATTCATTTTTATATTCATTTGCCATATATTCCGCTGTGTATCTCATTTGTGCTTCTTTGTTTTGCCAATCTTCTGACATTATACAGTTTCTAACACCTTTTCCAACTCTTCTAATTTTACATCATTTGGATCACCAAGATCGCCATCACCCATTGAGCTTTGTGTATCAACATCAAATAGATTACTGAAGTTGTTACCAGACTGTCCAGTCCATCTCACACCTCTAATATCATGTAAGAATGCTTGGTTGTCTTCTAGCATCTGCATAGGCGTTTCTGACTTGAAGAAATCTTCAATGAAAGCATTAAAGTAAAGTACATTTCTAGGACACCAGTCACTAAATTCTGCTGACGTTTCTTTTTGTTTCACTTTACGCCAGTGTCTGTAATCTGGCTTGTGTATAGATGATTCAATGTCAGTGATTTGATTTGCTTTTTGTACAATCTTAATGTGTTGATTAACATTATGACCCATCATTAGTGCATAAGCAAATGAATCCCAAGATGTTTTACCTTCTTTGCCTACTTTGTTTAAATCACCAGGTCCATACCAACAAATGTCGCCAATAGTAAGCCTTCTGCCAATCTCCGACTCCCATGGAAACGGTATAGTAGAAAGTTTTAATGCTTTACTATCAGTTGCTTTGTCCATAATATATGACCATCGCTTGTTAGTATGAACCGGTGAAGTATATACCAAACCATGTGCTGTTGCCACAAACGCACTCGCACTATCATAAGATACTGTCAGGTTTGGATTTACATGCTCTCTTAATTGTCTTTGAATTGATGTTAAGAAACAAGCCCAATCTAATTTACTTGTACCAAGGAAGTGTATCCAATCCCTGTTGTCGAGTAATTTAGAATCTCGCAATATGATTAGGCGTCGGAGAGCCATTGTCATATCACACATATTGTTTCCACCAAACGCCCAACCTTCAAATGGAAAATGCTTCACAGCATCATACCATACATCTCCAGTTGGAATATCAAAGCCTTGGAGCACGTTTAGAAACTTGGTATGACCAAGTCTATTTTTTAAGAAATATTCATTGTTGTGTACTGTGCCTGAAATACAATCACCATACGATTTTAATCCTGTCTTAGGGCTGTGTGTGGCATCACTTGCCCAACTAGGAATATCTAACACCATTGACCAATCTGCTGTAAGTTCTAACCAATGTAGAATCTTATCACGCATTGTGTTTGCAGATTTGCCTTTGAAGTTTTCCCAATCAAATTTTAGTATGCCTTTACCAATTTGATATCCACCACTGTCACCTACAATGATAGTATCTTTTTTATTTCTTGTGTGAAACATTGATTCATTCACAATAGATTTTTCAACATCTAAATGAGCATGGCCGGCTGAGTATAAACCGTATTTGTAATTAAAGTAACCTTTTTCTTTGTTAAGAAAATTCAGTCCTTCAATACCATTTTCAAATCCTTTTGGGATTCTATCATCTGGCACAAACTGTTTGTCAGTTCCGCCTGTTTGTTGTTGCTTACTTACATAAGTTTGATAAAAGCCACTAACTGCTGGTAAAAACACAGCATAGTCTTTGTGGCTGGCTGTTAGATCTTCTCCGTATGGTTTTGACACTATTGACTCCTAGCAGGTAGGATGTAATCATAAGTTGCTGTGCCAGAATCAATTGATATCTGCATAGCACCTTGATCACTAAATGACATACTTGCTTGTGAAGTATCACTTAATTTCAAAATACTCAATACCTGTGCTAGTGGCCATGCCCAACCTTTAGTTAGTTTGCCTTGCACGTTTTGAGCAAATGGAATTTCAACTCTGTCATTTGCGCCATCTCCTATATAAAACTTTAGTGTATCACCATCTGTCTTTGCAACAAATGTTGGCTCAAAGCCACCCATGATACTGTTAAAGTAAGTCAAGTCTTTAATGTTTTGTTGTGTTGGCTGTACTGTAATATCCCATTCAACACCTTTGAACTTGATTGTTTTTAATTGTTCTTCAATTAGAGAACTAACCATGAATCTATAGTTTGCAGTATAACCACCTGGCGATGTAAATTTTAGCTCTTCTGCTGTTTCTACACCATCTCTTGTGTTTGTCATGACTTCAATGTTTGCACCATCTTTGCCATATGCTTCATAATTCAAATAGCCTGATAGTACACCAAGTCTACCCATTCCAATTAATCCTGGAACGTTGTCTAAGTTATTTTTTAATTTGCCTTTTAGAACCACTGTTCTATCATCATCCATTGCTTCAATACTTGTGCCTTCATCTGTGCTTTCAAGTTTTACTGCTTGAATAAAGCCCAACGAATGCGTATGCTTTACAATGTCTAGTAATACATCTTTTAACATATTTTGTTACCTCCGACGTTTGTTTATTTTTACTAATATAACATGTATTTAGGCAAGTTGTCAACTATTTTATTCTCCATGTATAATAATATGATACCTGTTTTGATTACTTAGGTTCCTAACTAAATGATTATAACCTGTTCTTATTTGAAATGCTTTTCCTGGCTTCCAAGGAACTTGGCCTAAATATAGATATTTGTCATTCCAAAAGTGCATTTCACAGTTTTGTGGATTGTTGATTGACATATTTAAATTCCACCCATCTGTGTGATATTTTCCATCTGGAGTATCGTTGTGTAAACAGATATATCCTCCAGGCTCTAATTTCATGATTCTTATTCTGTAATAATTGCTGATCTTGTTGATTTGATTCTTTTGAAAATATTCAACTATGTTTGGAATATGTTGTTTTGCATAATCAACAAATTTGTAAGGTGTTTCTTCATTGCTGTTATATCCATAATCTCCATAATCGTTTGTTTTGTTCCAATCGATCCCATGCAACACAAAACTACTCCATCCAGGATGTTTATCACTTCTATGCTTAACAAATAGATTATGTTTTTCTAGATTTTCAATTTCATTTAAAAACACATCAACATCAAAAGATTGTACTTGAATTTCTTTACAATAATCATCGGTTGATTCTGGTATACTGTTTGGACCGTTACTCCATTTTGTTGTCGTATAAGGCGATTGGCCTGCCCATACTATTTTTTGATTAGCAGAAAATATATCAGATAAAAAAACTTCAAATGATTTATTATCATAAAAATAAACACCGTCAAATGTAAAAATATTACTAAACCATAACATTGGTTGATTCGCTTGTTTAATATGCTCATACATCTGCGTTGTTTCTTTATTACTAATCATAGACACACATTCAAATTCATATGTATAATTTTTTATTTTTTCCCAGTTTTCATCAACAGCAATTTTTATTTCTTTCCATTTGTTGTTGCATTCTTGAATATTTCTTTCTGACCAAGTCTTGTCAATATTAGCATCAGTGTTTTCATACATTTCAATCCAGTCTTGCCATGTAGCATCTTTGTTAGGATCATAGTTTTTTAAAAACCAACGTTGAAAATTAATTGCTATGTTGTTTATGTCAATCATTAATACTTTTGTATTGTCATTAAAATTATATGTAGAAAGATATTGCCACGGCAAATGTCCAGAAGCAACTCCAATAAATGAATCATAAACTATATGTGGAAGACTTGTTGTCATATCTTCATTATTATATCCAAACCATTTAGTGTGATTATCAGTTTGAGAATACATTTTATTAGCACGTAAAAAATCATACTGTGTTTCAGACATGTGGTGTTTGTTGGTTTGTATTGTTTGTAAAGACTGTCCTAGATAATATTCAAAATTTTTAGAGTTTTCGTTATAATAAGAATATTTTTTTGCTTTACGTATTTTATTATTAACGTTTTTAATTTCCCAATCTTTTTTCATAGCATACTGTATTAAATCTTCACCAAACCCATCACTGCTTGTTTTATGTATGATACGATCACTTTTTGATAGTATGTGTTTCCAAGGATCTCTCCATATTTTTAAAGGAGTATAATCATCGTGAACATTTTCATCACTTCTGGTAACTGGTATCCATTTATCTGTGCTGTATTCTATAGAATTGTTAAACACAAAGTCATCTTTTTTTAAATTATCAATTACATCTTTTGATAATAACAGCATTTGATCATGCAGTGTAAAAAGGTTATTGTTATCTTTGATTCCTTGATGTAAAATGTGTCCAAATATTTTTGTAGGTTTAATTAAAAGCTCTTTTAGTCCTTCAATAAAAAGTTTAGTATCTTCAAGTACTACTCCTACCGAAAACATAAGAATATGTGTGTAATCATATTCATTAGATTGATGTATGATGTCATTTAAATCGTGTGTGATAAAAAAGTTTTGTGCATTTAATTCTAAAGTTTCATCACCATGACAAAGTTGCCCAACCGAGATGCGAGTTGCTGTCATCATTTTTTGTTTTAGTTCTTCACTTATGTTAGAATAGCGAGAAGAATTATCCCAAATGACTCGCAAAACTTTATACATTACACCTGTCTTCCTATGTGATAGAATTTGTATATTCTACAGCAATTTTTATATCAATCCATTCAGTTGGTTTTAGTGTTGGCTTCCAGCCTAATTTTTTTAATTCAGAATTGTCTGCTGTGTTGTTATCTGCTTCTGCATCCTGACCTTGTTGTGTTGGCACATTATATCCTGCGTGTTTAACTATGTCAGATACTGTGTATCCTTGACCAGTTCCAACTTCGTAAGTTGCATTTCTATTTTCAGTTCCTTGTTCAACAAATATCATTATTGCTGAAACAACATCTTCTACATATATAAGATCTCTTACATGATCCGTAGCAAATTTAACTGTGCCATTTGCGATTCTTGACATCAGCATTGTATCTCTGGCTCCGTCACCAAATACTGTTGTAAATCTCAATCCAACTTGTCCAGGATGTGCTACTGCCTCCATTGCTTTTTTGCTTGTACCATATGGCGACTTCCACCATGCATGTACACAAGAGCTTGATGCATATACAACAGGAATATTATTTTTATGACATAAGTCAAATATATTTTTACTATATTCTACATTGGTTGTCCAATACAATTCTGGCTCTTTTAAACTGCGTCTTACATCTGCTATTGCGGCCAAGTGTACCACAAAGTCAACATCTGCTGGTATTGTGGCAGAAGAAAAGTCTTTGATATCTTTGCCATGGGCTCTATCCCATTCAATTACTTCATGCCGACCTGCTAGTCGTTGAACTAGATGTTTACCAATAAATCCTGTACTGCCTGTTACAATTATTTTCATGCTGACTCAAATAAACTTTCAAATACTGTTGATGTTTTTGTTGATTCTAAATCCCAACCAAGTTCACTCATTAAGTTACTGACTTTTTGATCAATGATTGATTGTTCCATACCATCATGATCAAATGGCAATTCTTTAAACCATTTTGGAATATTTAATTCATCAATTGGATATGCAATAGATGTAAAGTTCATTGGGTTTGCTTTTAATTTACACACAATAACCTTTTGTCCATCCATAATTGGCAATGAATATAAATCTTTGTAAGCACTACGCATTGAATTCCAATTAATACTTGCTCTTACGTGTCCTGGCATCACTGGTTTTTTGATCTTGCCATTTGCACCACCATTAGCCATACGTGATGTAGCACGTTTGTATTTTTCAATATCTTGTACATATTTGGTTAAGTTGTTTACACGTTTTGGAGTGCCTTTTTCCCAACCAGGTCTGTCTGCGAACTTGCGTTTGAATTCTTGTATTGCTGTTAATATTTCTTTCTTGTCAACACCTGTTAAAACTTGTAATAATATGTCTGATAAAAAGTCTTGTACAAAGTCAGGAGTATCAGATCTTTTCAAATCAAGACCCATTGCTTTTAGTTTACCTGGCTTGTCAACATCTTGCCTGTTGCCTTCTAAATCATATATCAATGCCGCATATCTTTTCTTTGTGATAAACAATCCTTTTGATGCAACCATTTCTCTACCACCTTTGATAATCTCACCATTTTCACGTGGCACATTAGTTGCTTTCATCATAAATGGCGGAAATGATTTGTTCACTTCTTCTGCTATGCTGTCATACAATTCAATAACACTGTCTTTAGTCCATGGTATTTTACCACTTTTAACATCTTCTTTAACCATTGGATATGCTGAAAAGTATACAGAGTCTGTATCACCATATATGATTGACTTGCCTACGTGATCATATTCGCCTGTCATTATTTGATTTGTGATTGCACCCATGTGTTTTGTGATTGTTCTACCTGTAAGTGTGACTGACTGTCCTATACGTTGATCAAAGAATCTACAGCCTGGATTAAGAATAGCACCATACAAACTGTTCAAGTTAATCTTTTTAACAAGTTGTCGTTTATCCCAAAATTCTATTTGTTCTTTATCGCCACTTGCAATTGCTTCACGCATTTTACCTTGCAATACTTTTCTTTCTGCAAACCATGTTTCTAATAGTCCAGGAATAACTGCTTTTGTGGTTGTGTTGAATATTGTGCCATTTGCTGATAAGCACCAACCTTGATTCTGATGAAATACAATTGCATATACTTCTGCTCCACTCATTTGTTCTGTTGTTCCATCTTCAAAGTCAACAATAATTTCTACTCCGCGATCTTGTTCCATCACTGCTGTGTACTCAATTGTACCAAACATACCTTCCCAAGCATCTGCGGCTGACTTCTTTTCATTGTGGATTTTATTGTTAATATATTTTTCTGTGTGCGTTGGTCTTAACTGTCCAACTATAGTTTCCGGACCCATGTTCAAGCATCTAATCACACTAGGATACAGTGAATTAATATCAATTGATGCAATCCAGTCATGCAAACCTTTTTTAGGCTTTGCCACATAGGCTCCAACTGCCGCACCTGATGAGTGTGGTTCTCTGTATGGTCTATTTGGAATAATAAGTCCACGTTTGTGTGCTTCATTTACAATTGCTTGTTCTGTTTGTGCAACTGCACCCATTGTGGTTTGTAGCAATACAGTATTAGAATGTGCTAACACATTTGCTAGATCAATAAATTTTAATTTGTCATCAAGTTTTGATAGTAGTGCAACGTCTTGTCTTGAATATGCAATAAACTTTTCAAAGTCTTCATTGTAAAGTTGATCAAGCGTTCCTTCATATGGAACTTTCTTTTCATTAACTTCATACTCACCAATTGCATCAAGTCTATATGAATGCATTTCGTGATATGTGTATTTTCTATACAGTTCTAAATAATCTAAATGTACACGACCAAAGAAATCAAATGTTTGTTGTTCATTGCCAAACTTTGTAAACATTCTTTCACGTGGATAAAGATCCCATAAACTAAAACGTCTAACATCATCCTTGCTTAACACCATTTCAGTTCTGTTTACAATGTATGGAATATCAAAACCTTCTGAGTTCCAACCACTTAATATATCTGCATCTTCAATTAGATGTAAAAATGTGTTTAGTAGTTGAGCTTCTGTTTCACACAACACAGTATTGTCAAACTTTTTAGAAATTTCATCTGCCATTTCAAATGGCATATCTTTTGGAGCAAGGCATAGTGTGATTAAACTATCTAACCAATTAAGATGTACACTGATTGCTGTGATACGTTGATGTGGATCATTTGGTCTTGCAAATCCACGATCCTTGTCAAAGTCTACCTCAATATCAAACAGTGCTACATGTAGTTTTGGGGCTTCTTTTTCAATATAGTTTTCTTCTAAACATCTAAACACAGGATTGAGATCTGCTTCATACAGTCTTTGTCCTTCATACATTTTCTTTTCTTTTTGAAATGATTTGTTGTTTAACGTTTCAAACTTACTTAATGGACGATCATGTATCGACGTGTATTCTCCATCATTATCTTCATAATAGAATCTATAAGTTGTTGGAAACGTTTTGTATATACGTTTGCCATCAATACGTTCTACTATATTGATTTGATCTCTATCTCTATTTAAATATGCGTCTACGTAACTCATTCAACATACACCTGGCCAAATTTATTGCTAATAAAAGTTTTCCAATCAACATCTTCTTGTTTGATAAAACCTTCACCTGTAAGTTCATCCCTACAGTATGATACTATATTAGCACAAACTCCAGATGCTGTCGACCTCTGAATTGCACTCATACCATCTTTTCCAAAGATATTTTTTTGGTATGACTTTTCTAACAATTTACCGTTCTTAATTCCAATCACTTTGATCAACATAACCACAACATCTTCTGTAGTATATGGAACTGTTTGATCAAGCAAGTCACCTATTTTGTCTTTGTTGCTTTTTAAGTTTAAATCTTGTAATAAGAAATTCATTTTATCTCTGTGTCCGGGATATCTAATCGTTTTGTAACTTAAAGTTTTAACTTTACCATCAAACGTTTCACACATTGTTGCTACTCCACCTGAAGTATTAAATGCTTCATATCTTCTGCCATCGATGTATATTCTTTCTACTCCGTCCAATGGTGGTATCTTTAGTTTCTTGCCATCTGCAATTACATCACACAAATTACAGTACTCGTTTATCAAACCATTTGTTGACCATGTTAAATAATAACTCATTTCGTTTGAAGGATAACGTGGTAATGCACCAACTCTCATTTGTACGTCATGTGCTTCGTCAAAATCTCTAATTAAATCACTTCCAATAATGTTTACTGCACCAGGAGCCAAACCACACTGAGGCATCATAAAAGTTTTGGTATCTAAATTTTTAATATAGTCAGTTACTTCAACATCTTCTGTTAAATCAAAATATGCTACTCCCATTTTTGAAGCCACATTAGCAATTAATTTATTTAAATAATAAGGTGCCGCAGAACATACAGCATCTTTGTTTGTTAAAAAATGTTCTAGTTGTTTTTCGTCAGTTGCATCTAGTGAAACAACTCCATTACTTGCTATTGAATCTCCTATTACAACATTATAATTTTCTGATCGTAGTAAACTAGCGATAACTCTACCAATCTTTCCGTTTCCTATAACTGCTACATTATTTTTCATATACTATTTTTTCTTTTTAACCTTTTTTGTTTTCTTTTTAAGACCATATGCTTCGGCTAATTTATCTGGTTCCATTCCATCAACTGATATAATTTTGTCCATTTTAATATCTTTCCATTTACCATCTACATTTGATCGTGCATGAAAAAATGGAACTCCATTTGTAGTGTCAATACTGTCAATTGTAAAACTACCAGTTTTATCTACAGTTCCACCACCGCCAAATGCTGGAGCACAATACCATGCACTGACTTCTGTTTCTTGTTTGATTATATTTCTTTTAATTAGTTCTTTTCCGATCGCTTGATCCATATTTCTCGCTTTCTTTTTTCTTGTTGCTTTGCTGTACTGTATCCAATTAAAAATGACACTGCTATTACAGTACAAATAGCCAGTAGATGCCAAATAACAAAATTACTCATTAGTTTACCTTCCTAAATTGATCAAATGTAATTGCTGATTCAATCTTTATAATATGACTGCTTAGAGCAAGTTTACATAACATTACATCATCATGATCTGTTAAGTATAAAACAGGATTACACCAATATGATCTCCATCTTTCTTTTTCTTTAATTAACTGATGTAGTGAAGATCCAAATCTAAATCGCTGTGGATCTCTGTCTGCAAAAAAACTTTCAAACCAATTAACTGCTTTATCAATATCTGTATGGCAACCAAATGTAATTTTATAAGGATATCTATTCCAAAACATTCTATTTCTAGTTACAGTATCTTTATTTTGCATTAAATATTCATAATGCTTTTTGTTTAATGGTTCATGAACTTGCATTACCCATTTACCAAATTTATCTGCAACATACTCTAGATCTTTTCTTTTTTTAAAGAACAATTGTATTTTCCTATCATGTCGCATTTGATATTCATTTGTTGGTAGTGTTTTTAACCATTCAAGCATTTTTCTCATGTTTCCATAATACTCATCTGCATCAAACGACTCATGAGTTATCACTGCTTTGTATGGAAATTTACCGTAGAATAATTTTGTTGTTGTTTCAAATTGCATTATTGTTGATATTCTAATTCTAACTTATTGTTTACTGCTTTAACTATTACTGTACCACCGTTGATTAATTTACCAAACAGTATTTCTTTTGATAGTGGACGTTTAACACTTTGATCAAATATTCTCTGCATTGGTCTTGCACCCATTGACGGGTCAAATCCTTCGTCAGCAATCCACTGTGCCGCTGTGTCATCAAGTACTACAATAACATTTTTATCTTTAAGCATTGCATTTGTTTCATCTTTAACTTTGTGTACAATTTTTAAAATATTATCTTTTGATAATTTGTTAAACTGTATTGTTGCATCAAGTCTGTTTCTAAACTCAGGTGCAAAGAAGTCTTTTACATAATCATCCGTTTTGTTTACTGAGTCAGGAACCCCAATACCCATCGGTGGTTTTTCACTTGCTTGTGCACCTAAGTTAGAAGTTAAACACAAAATAACTTTGTTGAACATCACAGTTTTACCTGTTGATGATGTTAGTTTACCGTCATCCATTACTTGTAATAATACTTGTAATACTTCTGGTGCTGATTTTTCAACCTCATCAAGTAGCAATACACAGTTTGGATTATCTTCTACATCATTGATCAGTTGTCCTGATCCAATTGAACCTTCTGCGTAACCTACATACCCTGGAGGTGCACCAATTAATTTTGATACTGAATGTCGTTCTTGGTATTCTGACATATCATATTTTAATAATTTAATACCTAGTGAATCTGCTAATTGTCTACACACTTCTGTTTTACCAACTCCTGTTGGACCTACAAATAAGTATGATCCAATTGGCTTGTTATCTGGTCTTAATCCTGCCTTTGCAATCATAATAGAATCAACTAGTTTTTCAATTGCTTCATTTTGCCCATACACTTTTGTTTTGACTTTGCCTTCTAGTCCAGCATAGTTGTCAGTTTGTTTTTCATCAATGACGTCCATAGGAACATTTGAAATTTTACTTACTTGCTGTTGTATCATATGCTTTGTGACTGATGGTGCCTGTGCCAATTTTGCTTTTGCACCTGCGGCATCAATAACATCAATTGCTTTATCTGGTAAAAACTTATTGTGTATGAACCTATCTGCAAGATCAACTGCCAAGTCCACACATCCTTCGTCATATTTTGCTTGGTGAAACTTTTCATAGTATGTAAGGATACCGTTTAATATTAATTTTGCATCTGTTTTAGTTGGTTCACCTAAATCTAATCTTTGGAAACGTCTCATTAATGCACGATCCTTTTCAAAGTTTTCTCTATACTCTTCAATTGTTGTTGTACCGATACACAATAGTTTACCTTTTGCAAGTATTGGTTTCAACAATGTACCAAAATCCATATTTGATTGTCCGGCACTACCTGCACCCATAATCATATGTACCTCATCAATGAATAATATAACATCTTTCTTTTTTTGTAATTTTTCTAATACTACTTTTGCACGTTCTTCAAAGTCACCTCTAAATTTTGTACCTGCTACCAATGACGCAACGTCTAGTGAGTAAACTGTTTTATCTTTGATTGCATCTGGAACTTGTTTATCTATAATTTTCTTTGCAATACCTTCTGCAATTGCTGTTTTACCAACACCAGGTTCACCAACAACAATACAATTATTCTTTTTACGTCTTGCAAGAATATGCACAATATCATCAAGTTCTGGTTCTCTACCAATTAGTGTATCAATTCGACCTTGTTCTGCTTCTTTGTTTAAATCTGTACAGTAATCTTCAAAACGTATTCCGCCACCAGGTTCACCACCTTGCTGTCTTTCTTGTAATCCAACATCTTCTCCATATCTTTCTTTTGTAAGTTGTTCAATTACGTTTTGTCTTGTAACTTTGTTCTTCTTTAAAAAGTATAATGCATGACTATTTTTTTCACTTAACAAACTAACAAAAATATCTTTAACTGTTAGTTTCTTTCTACCAGAAAATATAACCTGTGTTACTGCTCTGTTGAATACTCTCTCAAGGGCTGATGTTTTACGTGGAGCATCTGTTGACTCGACTACAATGTCTTTTAATTTTTGATCTAAATATTCTGAACAGTCAATCATAACCTGCTCAATATCGCCATCAACATCTGTAATCAATGTTTGTATTTCTTTTTCATTTGACAACGCCAACAACAAGTGTTCAAGAACCACATATTCGTGACTTCGTTCACGAGCATATTCCATTGCTGTATCTAGTACGGATTCTATTGGATCATATTCTTCAGCCATTGTGCTTTACCCTCTTATCTCTCTTTTTTATCGCCATATTAAGTTTCAGTTTAGAAACCAACTCATCAAATGTAACCCCATTTAAGTGATCAGTTTCATGTTGAAAAACTCTACTCATCATTCCTTCAAGTTTTTCGTTTACTGTCTCTCCATTATTATTTACATATTCTACAACAACATTAAGTGGACGTAGAACTTTTAAAAACAAACCAGGAAAACTTAAACAACCTTCTGTCATTAACACTTGTTCTTTACTTGTTTCAATAATCTTTGGATTAACTGCTAGTTTATACCGTGTTTTATCTCCAACAATAAAGAAACTTTTATCAATACCTACTTGCGGAGCCGCAAGACCAACACCATTGTTTTGTGACATAACTGTATGCATTTGTTCTGCTAATTGTACTACATTATCCATGTCTTCGTCAACACTTATCGTAGGTTTCTTTAATATATCTGCTGGTGCATAAACTAGTTTCATTAACCTTTGTCCTTAATTTGTTTGATTAAATCTTTTTGTTCGTCTGTTAAATTTTTTGGCATTTTATAATTTAATTTAATATATAAGTTTCCATGTGTACCGTTGTTGAGTGCCATACCTTTGCCCTTTACTCTAACAATATCATCTGGCTGTGTTAACGGTGGTATTGTTACTGCTATTATATTATCAAAATGCTGTAAGTCAACCTTTGTTCCTAATAATGCATCAAAAATATTCACGTCTAAGTTTGTAAGCAGATCATTTCCTTTTTTAGTAAAGTTTTTATGTGCATTTATATTTAGAACTGCATATAAATCTCCTGGCCTTAAATCTTCATATTGCTTTGAACCTAGACCAGTAAATTTAATTTGTGTTCCACTATCGCAGGCTTTTGGTATATGTATTTTTACGTTTTGATTTGATCCATCTGGTGTTTTAATTATTACTTCTTTTGTATTACCATGATAAACATCTTCCAGTGACACTGACAAACTAATTCGTATGTCTTGATTACGCAAAGGTTTTGTCTGTCTTTGTCTAAAAGTTTGACGCATGTTAGGACCACCAAAGAACTGCTCAAACATATTGCCAAAACCATCTGTGTCGATTATGATGTCATCAACGCCGCCGCCAAAATTAAAAGGACCTTGGCCACCTTGTGCTCCAAAACGTCTTTCTATGTCATACTGTTGACGTTTTTTATCATCACTTAATGTGTTGTTGGCTTCATTAACTTTTTTAAATTCTGTATCATTGCCACCATTAAGGTCAGGATGGTGTTGTTTGGCCAACTTTTTGTAGGCTCTTTTGATCTCATCTTGAGATGCTTGTTCTGGTACACCTAGTGTTTTGTAATGATCCTGACTCATTGTTTAAGTATACAATAGATTAGTATAAAGTCAAGTATTATTTAGACTTATCATCAACTTCTTCAGTTGATTCATATTCTTCGTAATACTTTTTATATTCTTCTAACAGTATGTTTGTTTCTTGAAGTTTTGCTCTGATTTGAGCAAAGTTTTTGGCCAACAGTTCAAAGTCTTTGTCAGTCAATCCAAACAACACAGGATCAATTCCTTGTTCTGTTAACTTCTTGAACACTTCATCTGCATTTTCTGAATTGATAATGATCCATCTAACTTCTTCCATTTGTAAAGGAGTGGGCATTGGATAATCTAATTTTTGTCTTGGTTCTTCAACTGAGAATATTTTTATTTTCTTTTCCCCAACTGCACAACCAGTTAATGCACAAATTATTAATACGAGAAACGCACCTTTAAGATAGGCTACCCACATCACGCCATAATCAGACATATTAAATTTATTTTTAAACCATTCTATTTGTCTTTTGTGTAAATCAATAAGTTTATTCATATGGTACATATGAAGGATTTGCTAGTGCCGGACATTCTGGATTAATCTTCGACTTCGTAGTTGCCTTCAACTCCTCTTCTGTGTGTGGTGCTCCTGATGCCAATTCAATACATCTTGCGGCATTCTTGGCACCTTTGTTTATTATTCTTTCAATTGATTCTGCTCGTTCAACAGCAAGTTTACCAATGTCTCTTTTCTTTTTGTTAAATCTTTTGTCTAAGTCTTTTAAATCTTGTTGTAGAACATTAATAAGACTGTTTAGTTTTCTATTTGATACTAAGATTTCTTCGAAGTCTTTCTTTTGCTGTTCTAATAATTCTTTTTGCGAATTGATACTTTGTTCTAATTGAATTTGATTTGCTTTTAATATAGCATTATCACTACGTAATTTCATTACGTACATGCCAGCACCTGCTATGGCTGATATCAACAATGCTACAAATACTATTTTAATTGTTCCAAACATTTTACTTAACCTTTTTGTGTACCTTATCACAGTCTTCAATGTATTTAATATAATCACTCATAGAATGATCTACAAAACCATCAGCAACTGTTTTATTAAAAATACTTGCTACACCATCTTTAAACATTCTCCAAAATTTAACTGCACCAATTCTCAGTTCATGGTGGCGATCAATGTAACAAAATTTACCAATGTGTTTGAATCCCATGATTCTCCATGGAACTCTTGTAACTAAATCTCTTTGATTTCTAAATCTCCATACTGGACATTTAATTGTGTTTATAAATTTTCTATTGCCTGACCTTGGTGAACCATATGTAAAACATCCTCTAGCAAATGTTCCCAAACGTGAAGCCGCAATAGTTGATGCCGCGGCGCCTAATGAATGTCCTGTTGTATAAACTCTTTTGGTTTTGCCATTTGGTCTTACACCATGTTCAAATAATATTTTTTTAATATCATCCCAAATTTCATCAACATAACTAGAAAATCCTGTGTGTACTTTGCCACCTTCCCATGCTGGTCTTTTCCAAAACTTCATATCATTAAATACATCTTTCATTTCTTTTGGTTGTGTTCCTCTAAATGCAATTATAAAGTTTTCATCGTCCCAAAGTATGTATGCTTGACTGCCTTTTTTATCTACATACTGATAATGATAGTCATCAATAATATTTTCTTTTCTTAAAAAATGTGTAAATGCTTTTGGTGTATAATATGCCGCACCACTTAATTTTGCAAAGAACAATGCAGTATCTTTGTGCCACTCGTTAACTATAAATTTACGTGGCCCAGACATGTGTTGCTCCATTTTGTTTGCCTACTCTAGCAATATGATTCATTCTTTTAATCACATCATTATAATAGCCTTCACGTTTGCCGCCGCCTATCATTGTTGCTCCGCCACCGGACCTATCAATTGTTGTTGGTTCTTCTGGTGATGGTTTGCCAATTGCTTTTTGCAACCACTGTGTTGTTTTTGCTATAAATTCATCAATTGGAAAAGGTGATGCATCTTCTAAATTTGTTGGATATCCTAATTCATCCATTACTTGTCTCATATTTGTGTTTGCAAGACTGAGATCCAGTTCAGGTTTGTAATCTGGATTTGGTTTTGGCTCTTTATCATAAGGCCAATCATTTTTATAAACATCTGGATGATATCTATCTCCAGAGTCAACTACAGAACGCCAATAATTATCTTTTGGATCTTTAGCGCCTGCTGAAAAACTCATGCTTTCTTGAATTGCCTGAACTAGTTCTCTAAATCTCATATTAGCCTTTTGTAAAAAATTGATATGCACCAAAGGCAATAGCGGCGTAAGCCGCAATGTTAATCCAACTACCTAAAAATAGAATAATTAAACCAACTGCTACTAGCCCTAATCCACCGTGTGATGCTTTTTCTTTAAGTCTACTTGTTATCCAACTCATGTTCATCTCCTTTTGTTATATGACTTACTTTTCTAACTTCGAGATCCTACTCTCAATGTCAGCCAACTTTGTTGCCAATGCTGGAAACTTCGCCATTCTTTTCTCCTCATCAGTGAGAAGTTGTACGTTATACCTTTTTGCCGCCCAGTTGTACAGTGAATCTATCTTATTATAGAACCATACACCTAGTTTGGTATCTCGAAACCATGTTGCTGTTGCATTTCCTATGATTGCTCCAGCCATTGCTTTTATAATCCAAAACCACATATCATTTATACCTATATACTATTCTTCCTTTTGTTAAATCATAGGGTGAAACTTCAACGTCAACTTTATCATTTTCTAATATTCGAATATGATTTTTTCTCATCTTTCCACTCAAATGTCCTAACACTTCATGTTTATTTTCTAATGTTATTCGAAACATTCCTCCGGGTAATACCGTTGAAACTATTCCATTAACTTTTAAAATATCGTCTTTTGGCATTAACTTCTAAGTGTTTTTTTAATCATATCCTCTGATAGCATGTGAGTTCTGCCACCCTGGAAGTTTAATTGCCATTCTTGAACTGTTGTTACACTTTTGATGTCATTAAGTATTTCTACTACACGTTTCATTGTTTCTTGATCTTTTTTAATTTCAACAAATACCATATAGTTTCCATCTTCATCTGGTCCTGGTGATACTTCTGTATCAGCAACACCAATATAACCACGTTCAATAAATCTTGCTAAATCTTGAGCTGGTTCATCATCTTTTGAATACAAGCCCATTACTAAAATTTCTTTGTCACTGCCAGTTTTTGGCTCAAACTGATCAATACTGACTTTGTTTAACACAAGGTGTTCTAAATCACCTGGTCTCAAACCTTCTTCAAGGTGTTTACTCTTCACTAGTGACTGTAGTTTCATCTGTAATCCCCTCATCTTTTGCTTTGTCTTTTGCTTCTGCATCAGCATCTGTTTCTAAATCAAAATTATCTAATAATCTTTTTGGCATTTTAATAGTTACTAACCAAACAGGCACTTCATCTGCTTGTGGTTTTTTAGTTCCAGGTTTAAAATCGCTTGGTGTTTTAACTCTGCGTGGTGCCATATAGTAATCTTTTTTGTAATATACTTTACAGTCATATCCCATTAAACGTTGTCCGCCTGCAGGATCTGGCATTTTCTCTCTTGGATACATTAATGTAATATCTACCCAATATCTGCCAACTTCTGGACCAGCAACAACTTCACCTTCCATCCAGTTTTTATAGGTATAAACACCCATTTCATCAATTGATTTTTCAAACTCAATTAATACGTCAAGAAGACTGGTATTTTTGTGAACTGCGTAATGATTATCTAATATTTCTTGTGTTTCCATAACAAATGTATTTATGCTAATTAAACGCAGATTCGTCTAGTTTGACAAGCTCTGTATAACCGCCCATGCTTTTACCGTCTATATAGATCTGAGGCATGGTTCTATGACCTTCTTTTATTACAAATTCTCGTGCTTCTGGCTTTTCTTCAATATTGACTTCTGTGTATTCAATACCTTTATTTTTAAGCCAACTTTTTGCTTGGACACAATATCCACACATATTTTTACTGTATACTACTACTTCTTTCATTATTATTTTCCTTCTTTTTTAATAAATGTAAACTCTTTTAATTTTACGTCTAATGTAACATACTTATTGTCTCTATAAACTTCAATTTCTAGTATATCACCTATGTCATTATACCATAATTGACGTATTAAGTCAATAGATGTATATATTTCTTTTCCACCTACTTTAACAATAACATCTCCTGGTAGCATACCTGCTTCATATGCCGCACCAGTAATTGGTGTTTCTTGTACTTTTACTAAAGAAACTATGCCTATGTCTTTTAACTTGTTGCGTTCTTCCATAGTTTCAATTGCACTGAATCTTATACCAATTGCAGGATAGGTCACTTCTCCTTGTTTGATAACGTTACCTTGAGAATCAAATTCAGCAGTTTCCATAATCTGATCCACTGATCTTTTTGCTAGGTTTGATGGTACTGAAAAACCAACACCTGAAAATGCTCCTGTTTTTGAAAACAACAAAGTGTTAACTCCAACAACTTCGCCACGCATGTTAAACAAAGGACCACCTGAGTTACCTTGATTAATAACTGTATCTGATTGATTGTACAGTATCATCGGCTTTGTCATATCAGGTTGCCTATGTGTCATGCTGATAATACCTTTAGTAACTGCAAACGGCATACTCAATCCATGCCCTATTGCTACAACATCTTCGCCAAGATTCACATTTTCACTGTTTCCCCAGGTTACATGTTCTGTCGGACCTTCTGGCATAATTTTAATCACAGCAATGTCGGCAATTTCATCCATACCAACAATCTGTGCTTGATCATATTCTAATGGTGAATCCCAATAGTATATGGTCAACGTTTGAGTATCTTTTACTACGTGTGCATTGGTAACAATGTACCCTTGATCATTTATAAAAAAACCTGTGCCAACACCTGCTTGTGGAACTTGTGTTTCAGGCATTAACCCTCCAAATCCTTCTGCTGATGCTGATTGGTTTTTTTGCATAAAAATATACACCACTGTTGGTATAACTTTATCAACCAATTCAACTGTGTTCATTTCATGTAAAGAATCAACTGTAAAAGTGTTTGGGTTTCCATCATCGTGTGATGCTGATGAATAACTGTTACCTGCTAAAAATAGTACCAGTGTAAATACAGTTAAGGTAAAATTTAATCTTGTTATCATTGTATTTCCTAAAATGTTCCTGCATCTACTGACACTGATGTTGGTTGTACCGATGTACGTTGTGTTTGTGCAGGTTTAAGTTGTTCTAGTAACAACTGGTTTAGCTCAGACATAAGGACAACTGCCTCTGATTGTGTGAGGCGAATTTCTTTACTGCCAGTCTTTTCTAAATGAATTACTCTGTTGCAGAAGTTCTTAATGTTGTTGTACTGTGCCATGTGTGTGCTTTCGTTCTCGCTTTTTATTATTTATGTTGATATTCATTTCCATTTCTGAATGGAAAGGACCAACAAACGAGATAGCACCTTCTAGCAAAGTGTTTAATTTAGGATTAAATGACGGCACCCAACCTTTGGAAAACTCAATACCGTAATATCCTGCACTGTATTTTACATTAGATTTTGGTGTTTTTGTGTATGTAGGCAGTGATTTGTACTTTTCTACATTGTAAGGTTGTACGGGAGTAGAGTATCCTTCAACATCAAAGTCACCCAGTACTGGTTGTTGTGCTGATGTTTTGTTGTCTGGTTTTAAAGGATCCTCTCCTAAAAATTCAATCACGTTGTCATATGAATGGAAATCTTGTTTGTCTTTTTCAAGTAGTACTTGCCATGTGTTGTTGGCATGTCTCATAGTGCCAATCTTTTGTTCGTTGGCTTCTAAGATCCAAAATGAATTTTTAATTATTTGTTTGGCTTTCAACACCTGGGTATCCTGCGTTTAAATATTGTGCATGATCAGTTGGCTGTTCAGCAAGTTTTGTTAAGCCATACTTGGCACAGAACTTCATGAAACGTATTCCTACTTGATCAACATGTTTTGGATTTTGTGCTTGTAGTATTTCTGCAAACACTTTGGTTCTAATTTCTTCTGGTTGCTGTGTAAGATCAATCAACTTCTTGTTTCTTTCGTAACACTCTTTAACTCTGTGTTCCACGCCATTGTGATCTGTCCAACGTTGTAGCATCATATTGTTCCATACAAAGCCTTGATTGTCTCTGTCATTAAATGCTTCTTCAAGTTTGTTCTTACGCACTTTTGGATATGCTGAAAATACATTGTCTGTTGAGTCACCTCTCATACATTTTTCAAACAACAACCACTCTGGATTAGGTGGCAGTTTTGTTTCACCTGTTTTCTTGTCTTTGATAGGACGATCTTTTTCATCATAAAAACCATTTGCTGTTACTATTTGATTGGCAACACCATTGTATAAAGATACATTAGGAGTAATCAATTGATAAAAGTCTGAGTCAGATGATATCACAACGTGTTTGTCATCTGGGTGTGCTTGTATCCAAAGTGCAATCAAGTCATCTGCTTCTGATGTTGGTTCACGCAACACAGAACAATTCGAATTCTCTTTTACGAATGTACAGAAATGATCAAATGCTTCCCACCAAAAGTCATCTTCTTCTTTTTCACGTTCAGTTCTTTTGTCAAGAACAACTGCACGATTCTTTTTGTATGGTTCATAAAAATCTTTACGCCAACTTCTACCTTCTAAGCAAAATACCACATGTTTGCCTGAAAACATTGTGTTGGCTTTTTTAAGTGAATTGAAAAGTATATGAAATGCTAGACTGATCTTTGTGTCCAAGTCAGTGCCTCTGCTGGAAACGTGTCTAGCTCTAAAAAATGTGTTTGCTGTATCTACTAATATGTATGTCACGAATATTCTACTTTGCCATCATTGAGTTCAGTTTTAGAAATTTTTTCTCTGTTTTCTTGTTGTGCTTTTAATTCGTCAAACACATCTTGGTCCATGGTTTCTAAAACAATGCCTCGGCAAAGATCATCAAACCATTTGTTAACAATTTCGTCATCTGTTACACCTGTGTAATTGTTCTTAGATAACATATCAATAAATGATTGATTCCAGTCTAATTCAAAGTATCCTTTCTTTGGATTGTCTGGATCAAAGTTCGTATTCAATACAGTCACAAAAGGCTTGTCATCTATGTCAGCAAGTTTTTTATCAAGTTCTGTACCTGATAGTTCATGTTGTGCTTTAGCACGTTCTTTGTCTTTGCCTTTTAGTAACCATCCTTTTGGATTTAAGTTAAATGGTATTTTATTTTTCTTTGTCATTTTTTATTGTCTTTTCTACGGGGAATAAAATTACATTGTCAAATTTAAGCATTTCTATTCTCCATTTTAAGTATTCTATATAAGTCATTATAACATATTTAGCGGTTTTGTCAAGTAGTCTTTTGAAGAAATCTTTCACTTAAATCTCTTAATTCTTGGTGTGTAAATGAACTTTTCCATGTGTTTGCTTTGTGAGTTAACAATTGAATATTGTCTGTTGTATATCCTTTTTTTGGATCAATCCTATCAATTGTGCATGATTGAGGATTACACCATTTATTTTGCCAATGTGTTCCACCACGCACAAATTCTAAATTATCTCCTGTGATTGCACACTTCCAGTTTTGACGTTCTCCAATATTGTAAACTTCAAATTTAGTTATTTCACTTGGCCAAGATTTGTTTCCTCTGTTTTTAGCACGACTAATATTTTGTTGAATAAATTTTAATTTAGTTACATCCATTTTCTAATTCTTTCAACTGGATCTAGTTCTCCTGGCTCTACTTTGTCAGGCAACACATATTCATCATCTGCTGAATATTCATCTACTGTTTCAATATTATTATTGTTATTTTTTGTTTGGACTTGTTGTGTATATCTGTCTTTCAGTAATGTCCATATTGCATGTATACCAAATATTGCAAACACCACTGTACACATTATCAATAATGCCGCTGTGTAAAACAATTTTGATATTACTTTAAATATATCTAACTTGCTGTATTCAAGTGCTTTGTCTTCTGCTTTAAACCATAAAACTTTTAAATGTGCTTTCATTATGTTCCTATAGCATTACCAAAAAGATAAACGTGAACTCTTGCCGCAACATTGTAACCACGTTTAAACGCCTTTTCAGCCACCTTGCCTGCACCTGCTGTTTGTTCTTCTTCTCTTGCACCTGTTGGCATAACCCATACTGGCCAGTCAACACCTTCTGCTTTAAAAAGTTTAATTACTTCTTCCATTTCTTCCCACTCTCTATCATCTGGACCTACCACAAACTTTAATTGTCCTTTGTTAGAAAGTTTTCTATACTCTGCCACAATCTCAGGCTTAATTGCTTTTTCTCTCTTTTCACCTGATACTGTAAACAATTTAGGACTACAACTAAAGAATATTTCTGTGTCTATTCTGTTTACCCAATCAATAAATGGCTGTCTAAGTTTTTGTGTACCATTAGTTTCAAACGTCATCGACCCAGGCAAGTTGCCTTGTCTTTCAAGTTCTTCATATATGCCTATGGTTGCTGTTTGTCCTGTAACCATCAATGGCTCTCCACCTGTGATACACAAATGTTGACTTTGCCCTGTTACTGGGTGTTTAAATAATCCTTGTGGATTACTTTCATTCTTCATTATATCAACTATTTTGTTTGCCATCACAGTTGGCGTTTCTTGACCCATCAGCTCTTTAAACTTCTTAGCCCAAGTGTAACTTGAATCACAACCTTTGTCCCACACAGGCAAGTCTTCAACTTTGTCTACACTTGATACATCAAAATTTTCAAATGGCAAATCATATGTGTCAGGGTTGGTTGGATCTATTTGTCCAAACCCATTGCATTGTAAATTGCACAAGAAGAAACGTATCCAAGCAGTAGGAACACCTGTGTAATGTCCTTCACCTTGAATACTGTGAAATATTTCAGAATAATAAAACTTTTTTTCTACAGTTTTACCAAACTCATGTTGTGACAATGTCATACAATATTCTCCATTATACTACCTATTATATAGTATTTAGGCAATCTGTCAAGCAATATTTTCCAAGTATTCAAGCATATTGTCAGGTGTTGTTTCAATATATGGATCGTCATCTATTCCTTCATTGTTGATGCCCGGCTCTTGCCACCACTTTTCAACAACTCCATTTTTGACCACACACATATATCTCCAACTTCTATTACCAAATCCTAAATGATTTTTTCCAATTAGCATACCCATAAACCTTGTGAAGTTTCCAGAACCATCTGGAATCATTTTCACATTTTGTACATTCATATGCAACGCCCATGCATTCATCACAAAAGAATCATTCACTGATATACAATATACTTCATCAATCCCTAATTCTTTCATTCTGTTGTATTGTTCTTCAAACCCAGGCAACTGCTGAGATGAACAGGTTGGTGTAAATGCTCCTGGTAAACTAAACAACACTACTCTTTTGTTTTTAAAATAATCGTCAGTGGTTTTGTTTATCCATTGCCCACCAATAGCACAACCGCCATCAGTTTCTACTTCATCACCTTCTCTGGTTCTAAATGTTACTTTTGGTATTTTAAAGTTCATGACTCTTCCTTATGTTTTTTTGTTTTCTTTATGTTTTCTGATTGATATGGATCATCAGGATATGCACGTCTCACTCCTTTTGGTCTACCTGTTTGGTCACCATCAGTTCTTGGAATAAAATGTACATGTGGCCAAAATATACTTTGACCTGCTGACTCTCCAAAGTTCATACCTAGATTAAAACCTGTAATTTTTCCTTCATTGACCATTTCAGTTCCTTTGCGGTATGCTTCTTGGAAACATAGCCCAATCATACCTGGAGCGTCTTTGGTTTTTGGAATAAACAACAGATGTCCTTTTTTTACGGGATATTTGTCCTCGTAAATTGCGTAACACGGTTCTTCATGTACTGGCTTCCTGTCACCACTTGCCCATACACTGTCTTTAAATTCTTTTGGATTTGTATTCACGGATTCATTTGCCCATGGATACGGTTCATCTTCCCATTTGTTCATATTGCCCACCATTCTTCCCAAGGATATACTAACCATTGAGGATCTTCATTTTTATTAATGAATTTTGAAACATAATCAACATCACCAAACTTACTTGGTTCATTTTCTGTTAATACTGCGAATCTAACATTGTCTTCCCAATTAATTTCTGACTTGTTGTTTTTAATAATTTTACCACTGTTGTTCCAGTCTTGTTTTATCCAGGCAAGAGTATCACCTGTGTCATTGATGTCATCAACAATTAAAATCTTTTTACCGTCAAGGGCATCTTGGGCCATCCACTTATTTGACTCTGGTGTAGTTGCATGGTCACGTAATTTTATTTCTAATGTGTGCATAGGCACTTCAAAATAATGACTGATCATTGTCGCAGGAATCAGTCCGCCACGTGTTAGTCCTACCACATAGTCTGGTTTAAATCCATCACCGTCAACAGCAATTTGCTGTATGATATCTGATGTCATATCTTCAATATCTTGCCAATTGTAATAAACTTTTCTATCTGCCATCTGCTACCCTTTTTCTTAAATCTGTAGTGCTGAATCTATGATCTCTTGTATTAAAGTACAGTTCAATACCACGTTGATTACAAGCATCTTTGCCTGTAAAATCTTTTTCTTTATATTCTTTACCTAGTATTCTAACATCAATTGGCAATGTTTGCAAGATATCAATTACATCTTTTTCTGTTTGATAAGGAACTACCTCGTTTACATATTCAACTGCTTTTAATTGTAGATACCTTTCAAACATTGTTTGAATTGGTTTGTTTTTAGTATCTGGCCTATCAATTGTTGGATCACTTTGTAGACCAACAATTAAGTAATCACATTGACCTTTTGCTTCACGCAACATAGAAATATGTCCTGCGTGTAACAGGTCAAATGTACTAAATGTTATTCCTACTTTCATCTTTTACCTTATTATTTTTTACTGCTTGATTTAAGCGAAGCCAAAAATTATTATATTTTACTGCTTCTTTTATCACAGACAACCCAACTTCATTGTTGTTTGCTGTTGTAATTAATGCATTTGTATCTTTTGGAAAACAATGTCCTCCAAAACCTCTTTCATCAGTTACATAACTGTGGCTTTCACCTATTCGATGATCATCTGATACGCATTCTCTTACTTTGTCAAAATTAAGATCAAGTTTTGAACACAAATCATATATTTGATTAAAGAAAGAAACTTTTGTTGCTAGGAAACTGTTTCTAAAATATTTTGATAGAATTAATTCTTCAGCACTTGCTAATTTAAATTTTAAATTTTTATTGTTGCTTGAAAAAAGTTTACTCCAAAACTCCCAGTCGTCATTACAATCATCATTGCTAAAATACATCACTTGTTGTTTATTAAAATCTTCTATGGCAGTTTTTGCTCTCAAAAACTCTGGGCTAAACGTTATGCCTTTGTTAGGATACTGTTGTTTAAGTTGTTGCCAACCTTCTAAACTAATTGTGCTTTTAATTAATATTGGTTTATCATTTGATTCATCAATGCAATCAAATACATTTTGCATATCACAAGCACCATCTTGTCTTTGTGGGGTTGATAC